AAGATAGAGCAGAAGAACTATTCCCATATAGAATGGGAATGAATAATCACAATAAAATTTATTATTATGGACTATACTGTAAAAAAACTGAGTAATTATTATGTCTATCACTCTTCGTTTTAAAATCCTAGACGCACTTCGTTCTGATGCTAATGGTAACATTGCCAAAGCGAAAGCTAACATAGAAGTTTATCTAGAGAACCCTGTAGGTATTGGTGAACATCCAGATGTACTGGGTGCTATTCAAGATCAACTCGATGTGATCGCCCATGAAGAAGAACGTATCGAAGTTATCGATAAACACTTCAGTGAACCTTTCTAGGGGATGCTGTGGTGCTGGATGTCCAGACTGTCCATTCAGACCACTTCCTAAACCATCCTCTTGACTAGGGTGGTTTTTTATTGTATACTAATTAAATTAAATCTTTACATAAATACATAAAAGGTTATATGATTAACTCACTCTTTAGTATTATGTTTGCTGCTCTAATGTGGGTTCAAGTACCACAATGGAGTGATGATTGGTCCAAGTGTTCAGTAGATGTACCAGACACAGCATGTCATTGGTACATCACTGCTCCTGATAGCACAATGGGTGAAGGATTTAGTTGGGCAAATGCTCCTTGGTTCTCGGTAGAAGGGTTGAGGGATATTGGGGAACTTCACGACACAATGACAACAATCCAAAACGGTATCGAATTATGAATCACTATCTTGTATTTGTTTATGGTGTCTGTTTCGCACTTATTGGAGGAGCAGCGTTTGCAATGGTATGGTCTAATATTATGTCGATTAATATGATGCCACCAGAACCTAAAAGATCTAAACATCCTGAAGCACCTAATGCAGGTGAGGAGGTTATGTATGTGGATCTATCAAGAGAAAGACTTGAAGACCTTTACAAGCAGAACAATCAGTGATATTATGATAGGGTCAAACGACCCTTTTTTTTATGGAATATACTGACTACCTCAAAGCTCAACAAGAATTGAATGAAATTCGTCAGGCATCTGTACGTGGTTGGGGAGTATGTATTACACACTTTCTTCTAGCACCAGTAGCATCAGTATACTACGGTGCAAAGACTAAGTATTGGAAACCTACACTAATTGCATCTGCTGTTGCACTTGGTGCCATTCCTTTGAGCGTAGTTGATTTTGGGTTTACTCTTTCTGTTGCTCCTCCTATTACTTCTGCTGCACTTATTATTAGTAACACCAATAAGAAAAGAAAAGAACTGGGATTCTTGACTCCTGAACAGGCTGAATTTTCTCTGTATGAAAAATCTAAAGGTTAATAAATATTAACATAAAATATCTGTGATTATGTCTGAGGAACCTTTCAGTCTACGCCCCCTGCTTGACTTAGTGGGGGGTGTTATTATTTCAATTTTACTTCTATCAGTTCCATTCTTGATACTATTACTATGACAACAAATAATTTCGCGGTCTATACTAAAAGTGGATGCCCATATTGTGGTAAAGTAATGGGAGCATTACAGTTGGCAGAACAGAGATACGTTGAGTATAAACTTGGAAGAGACTTTGAAAAGGAAGAATTTTACTCAGAGTTTGGAGACAGTTCTACCTTTCCTCAGATCACAGTAGATGGTAAAAACCTTGGCGGATGTGCCGAAACTGTTAAATACCTGAGAGAAAATAATTTGGTCTGATGGATTTAGATCTCTACGATACTGTTGAACATACTATAGACTACGCCTTTCAAGGAAAGTTTATGCTTGATATGTATCAATATCTAAAGAGTAATAAATCTACTAGAACTACCGTAGAAGAGTTCTTAATGAGTTGTACTGCGGCAGAAGTAAAGAGTATCATATTAGATCTTGAAGGTTACTTGGAAGGCGGTAATGACGATGTACACAAACAATTAAGAGAGGGATATGGTCACCTTGGCAAACCTGAGGCCCGTAAAATAAAAAATTATCTTGAGAGTATCATTAATGATGCAGGTAGGTATATGAATGACAAAAGACCAGGAAGGAAAGGAAGAACCTCTAAATAACGATGAGTCATCTCCGAAAATGAATCGGGGATTTGAACTTCTTCTCAGAAATAAAAACAGGAGGGAACAACCAAAAACTTTTCAAGTCAAGTTTGGAAAGATGGTTTCTCTCTTCAAAAGAGAATTACATTTTTTCTTAGATATCTCCTTTGATATAAGGAAAACGGAGGACTAAAATGTTAGCAGTTACATTGACCCTATCCACAGTTATTTCAGTAATGTTTTTACTGGTTGGTGGAGTGATAGGATACTTACTTAAAGAATACGTTATCGAGAGGAACTCTACATTTATTCCAACTCATCCCGAAATGTTCGATGAGAATGGACAGATTATTGCGGATGATATTCTTGCTGTGAGATTTGACAATACTCCAGAAGATTTTGATGCCGAAGAACATTGACATCATAAAATAAATACTGTACACTGAATAAAATTATTACTAATTATGGCTACATCAACAATAAAGAAACTCCTACCTAATCCATTCATTCATGAGATTTTTGATTACGTTTCAAAGCAAAAAACTCTGACAAAAAAAGTAGAAGCTTTGAAAGAATACAGGTGTGATGCAGTAACTACACTTTTGATTTGGAACTTTGACGACACTGTAGTGTCTATGCTTCCCGAAGGTGAAGTTCCTTTTGAACAGAATGATGTTCCCGTAGGAACAGATCATAGTTCTCTCCGTAGAGAGTATAGAAATCTTTATCACTTCGTGAAAGGTGGTAATGATAGTCTCTCTAAAACTCGTAGAGAGTCTATGTTCATTCAAATTCTTGAAGTTCTTCACCCAACTGAAGCAAATCTTCTCTGTCTCGTGAAAGATAAACTTCTTGAGAAGCAATATAAAATTACCAAAGGAGTAGTTGAATCTGCATATCCAGATATTCAATGGGGAGGTAGATCTTGAGTGATAATATAAAGTTTCTTCATCAAGATTGTGATCCATCATTGGGTCAGGATAAGAAACTTCCGTATAACGCATACCTGATTGAGTACCTTCAAGATGGGTTAACTAAATTTGATATCGTAACAGCGTATAAACAGGTTGATATTTTTGATCACTATTGGGATAACTACCGCGGTGATTTTAAAAACATGACGCAGTCAAATGGTCAAGTTAATCCTAAGTTATATGGATACGAGAAAAAACCTGAAAAGAAAAAGAAATGAGTAACGGATTTGATATTAAACTTGAGGGTATCGATATGAACCCGGATCAAGTTCAAGTATTACTTAAGCAATATAAGAAGATAAAAAAATACCAGAAATCTAATTTGTTTGCTGTTAAGACTATAGATGGGACGGAAGATTACGTCTCTGAAATGATTAAGGATGGTGAAGAATACGGAGCCCTTGACTAAATAGAGACACTGGTCTATAGTAGACCTATCGTTCATCCCCACTGAGGGGACGCAAGTAAGTCGCGGAACGGAGCGTTCATCCCATGAAATTCCTTCTACCTTTATTGCTTCTAACATCTCCGACATATGCCGGCGAGTATTTTATGCCCTGCCAACATGTGAAGGAAGTTGCAGAAGTGGTATTGGAAGATCCGTACCTCTCTGAAAAGAATAAGAAGATTATTCTTCAAAACCTTTTAGGAAGGCATGGTATGGGTTGTCTTTCAAGGGACGCAAACGACTAAAGGAACGGACTTAACAATCCAACTACTTTAGGAGTAAACTCATGAACACACTTCAAATGATCAAGAAGCAGATCAATAAAACCTCTGCTCTTCATAACGCACAAATCAATCACACTGCATATCGCGGCGTTGAATATGATACACGTTGTGTGAAGTCAAGTGAAACCCACGGTACATTTTGTTATCGTGGTCGTACTTACAGCAAGTGACCCTTGTCACCTGTTCAATTATCTGATATACTAGGGAGACACAAGTCTCCTTTTTTTATGGAAAAAGATAAACTTAAACTTATCACAAGAAATCTTAGACTCTTAGTTGACGCATTGGAATCCGAAGTGTATTCTGATGTTAAGTCTTACACAGAAAAACTTGAGGAAACACTTCCTCCCCTTCCTGATTATGATGAGGTATTTGAAGATGATGAATGATGATTGGAGATACTCTGAAGACCGAATGGAACTTCGTCAGCAGTGTCTTGGTATCCTGTTAAATAAGTATGGAAGAACCAAGATAGAAGAAGAGACATATAGTACCCAAGACATTTACGAATGTGTAGACACCTGGGTTTCACAAGGTAATCAGTTAAGTAATGGAATAGTTTCCTATTTCAATACATATTTCAACCATGAAAACAAAAAAAGCAATCAAGTACATCCTAAAACATCCTGAACTTTTTAGCGAAGGTGAAAGACTCTATGTCGAAAGAGTTAAACAAGAACGTAAACAACTAAAGTCTAAACCCAAAGATGAATCAAGCCAAACTAATCTCAGTAACACCTGACGCAGAACAACACATAGCATATTGTGCTCGTGTAAGTAATCCAAACAATCAGGATAGTGAAAAGTTTGCAGGACTTCTCAAGTACTGTATCAAACATCAACACTGGTCTATTTTTGAACAGGCTTTCATGTCACTGGAGATTGAAACTACTAGGGGACTGGCTGCCCAAGTTTTGCGTCATAGAAGTTTTACTTTTCAAGAGTTCTCTCAAAGATATGCAAGCACTAATCTTCTGAACTCTGAGATCGAACTTCCCGAACTTCGTCGTCAGGATGATAAGAACCGTCAGAATAGTATTGATGATCTTGAACCTGAGGTTATTGATAAGATTAACCGTCAGATGATTACCCTATTCAGTTCTGCATCTAATCTTTACAATCAGATGTTAGATGTTGGTATTGCAAAAGAGTGTGCTCGTTTTGTATTGCCACTTGCAACGCCAACTAGAATGTATATGAGTGGTTCAGTTCGCTCTTGGATTCATTACATCGAACTTCGTTCCTCTCATGGAACACAAAAAGAACACATGGACATTGCAAATTCATGTAAGAAAATTTTCAAAGAACAATTCCCCGTCATTGCTGAGGCTCTAGACTGGTAATAAATATCAACACAAACATAATGGAGGTGAAGTTTTGGCCACATATCCAATAAAACATAAAGACACTGGTGAGACTAAAGAAATAAAGATGAGTGTTCATGACTGGAGTCAGTGGTGTGAGGATAATCCAGACTGGTCTAGGTATTACACTCCAGACAATGCCCCATGTTTAGGTATTGAAATGGGTGATCCCTTGAGTAAGATTTATACCAAACATCCTGGATGGAAGGATGTAATGACCAAGGCTAAGCAACAACCAGGTAGTACCCTAAAACATTACGATTAACATCATATGGCAGTAAAAAAGAAAGCAGGTATTGGTAATACCAATCCAGTACCATTCGGTATGAGCAACAAGACAATGCAGAGGAAGAAACCTATTAATCTTGATTACATCAAGAAGGTAGAACCAATTACAGCAAATCAAGAACTGTTCTTTGAGAAATATAAGAGTCAACAGAACCTTGTTGCATATGGTTGTGCAGGTACAGGTAAGACCTTTATAACCCTCTATAACGCCCTCTTAGATGTTCTAGACCCTAGATCACCATATGAGAAGATTTACATTGTCAGGTCTCTTGTGCCCACTAGGGAGATTGGTTTTCTTCCCGGTGACCATGAAGATAAGTCATCTTTATATCAGATACCATATAAGAATATGGTGAAGTATATGTTCGAGATGCCTGATGATGCTTCTTTTGAGATGTTGTATAACAATTTGAAGGCACAAGGTACTATTTCTTTCTGGTCTACCTCATTCATTCGTGGTACTACACTAGACAATGTGATTGTAATTGTTGATGAATTTCAGAACCTGAACTTCCACGAACTTGACTCGATGATCACCCGTATTGGTGAGCACTCTAAGATTATGTTCTGTGGTGATGCAACTCAGTCTGACCTTACCAAACAAAACGAACGGAATGGTATTGCAGACTTCATGAGGATCTTGACGAATATGCCATCCTTTGATACAATTGAGTTTAACGCAGAGGATATCTGCAGAAGTGGACTTGTGAAGGAGTACATCATTGCTAAACTTGAACTTGGTATGTAATGTTTAATCATCAGGATGTTCTTTTCGTTCCTATTGAACGGGAGAGTATTGACGGAGTTCGCTACTATAAGGTATTTGGAACTGAAGAACTTGTAAGGATGCCATCGATCACTTCGGTGATTAGTTGGAGGAATAAAGACAAATTTAAAAAGTGGAGAGCAAAGGTTGGCGAACAAGAAGCCAACAATATTACTCGTAAGGCTACTCATCGTGGTACTGATGCACACACATTGATTGAGGAGTATCTGAACAACTCAGATACTTTCTCTGATGTTCTGCCTCTGTCTCAGTTCCTATTCAAACAGGCCAAACCTGACTTGAATAGGATTGATAATATCTTGTGTCAAGAGACTGCATTGTATAGTACTGAACTAGGTATTGCTGGTTCTGTTGACTGTATTGCTGAGTTTGATGGCGAGTTGTCTGTTATTGACTTCAAAACATCAGCCAAACCTAAGAAACGAGAGTGGATTGAAGACTACTTTGTTCAGTGTGCAGCATATGCTTGTATGTTGTATGAGATGAAAGGTCTCATCGTTAAAAAATTTGTAATCATTATGACCTGTGAAAATGGAGAGGTGGAAGTCTATGAAGAGTATGACAAGAAAAAGTACATCAATTTGCTCGGAAAATACATTACTGAGTTTGTTGAATTCAAATTACAGGAATATGCAAAGCCCTGAAGAACTAAGTGTCGATAAAATTATAGAAAAGAAATTCTATAGTAGTCGAACTTTTGCAGAAGAGATTGAAGCCATTGTCAAAAACGGTAATGGAATGAAATACGTTGATGCAATTGTATATTTTTGTGAAAAAAATAGTCTAGACATTGAATCTATTCCTAAACTGATTTCGAAACCTCTTAAGGAAAGATTGAAAGTAGAAGCAATGGAATTGAATCTTCTTAAGAAAACATCTCATGCTAAACTTCCTATATGATACCTAAAGTGACTCCCTTTGATACCTACAAGGCATACCTTGGATTGAAAAATCACTTTACAAAATCTAACTATGACTACCATCGTTATGGTGGTAAGTCTAGAGCATCTCTACAATCTTTCTACAAGAGACGTGATCGGTTCTTTTTTGAAAAATTGAGTAGACAAAAAGATGATAGTCAAGTTGTTGAATTCTTCGTCTCTAATTTTGTTAGCTGTGATGATCCTCAGTCTTTGTGGATTGGTGAGATCGTCAGAAATGGGGAACAGAATTATACCGACTGGAAGAAACGCCTTCAATCACTATCTTATACGTTCAAGACTGAGATAGAAGATGTCTTTACAGACAAAGACTTTGATGGTATGTTTAAGATTGAAGGGACTAGACACCCTCAAATCATCAAAGAACATCTATCAAAAACCATTTCATTGGAGACAATGGTTATCTTGAATAAGATAATCGGTTTCAAAGATGATTTTGATAAGAACCTTTCAGACCCTGTGTGGAAATTCTTATCGATGAGAATCAATAAGTATAATTCTTTTATACATATTGATGTATTTAAATTCAAATCAATTTTAAAGGAGATAATAATCCATGGCTCTTGACAATGCTACCGTACTTGAGAACCTACGGAAACAACGAGTTGAAGTAGAACAAGGACTTGAAACTACTAGAGAGATGTACCTGAAACTTCTTGGTGCAATCGAGGTTCTAGAACAAATTGAAGAACAAAATAATCCTACAGAAACATCAGAAACTGAGGTTGTAGAAGCAGAATGAGTTTCTTCGAGTCAGATATAGTCCAGCAAGAAATGAAAAAGATTGCTGAACTACAGGAAAAAATTTACACAAAAGTTTTTACCTTTGCATCGATGGATGACCAAGATAAACTTGAACACATTGAAATATTGGAAGACTTGTTGAATAGACAACAAATCCTTTATGCTAGAATGAGTTTATCTGATGACCCACAAGCAAAAGATATGAAAGATAATATCATGACTTCTGCAGTACAACTTGGGTTTCCGCCTGATGTAGATCTGACATACGTGTTTTCAAATATGACTAACATCATTGAGAACATGAAAAAATCACTTGACAACCCCTCTTGAGGGTCGTATAGTAAAGGGGTCCCCAGTTACCCCACCCAAATCTGGGACACAAGCCAAATACATTTAATACGAGGTACAAATGGGTTTTTCAGACCTTAAAAAGCAAAGTTCCCTTGGGAATCTGACTTCCAAACTGGTAAAGGAAGTCGAGAAGATGGAAAATAAAGGTGGGGGTGCGGATGAACGCATCTGGAAACCAGAAATGGATAAGACCGGTAACGGTTATGCTGTAATTAGATTCCTTCCCGCTCCAGACGGTGAAGATCTGCCATGGGTGAAGTTGTTCTCTCACGCCTTCCAGGGACCTGGTGGGTGGTACATTGAGAACTCTCTGACTACTATTGGTGGTAAGGATCCTATCGGTGAACTCAACCGTGAGTTGTGGAACACTGGTAATGAGAGTGATAAAGATACTGTACGTAAACAGAAACGTAAACTGTCCTTCTACGCCAACATTTATGTTGTGCAGGACAAAGCCAACCCACAGAATGAAGGCAAAGTCTTCCTGTATAAGTTTGGTAAGAAGATCTTTGATAAGATCATGGAAGCAATGCAACCTGAGTTTGAGGATGAGACAGCAATCAATCCTTTTGACTTCTGGCAGGGTGCTAACTTTAAACTGAAACTGAAGAAAGTTGCAGGTTACTGGAACTATGACTCTAGTGAGTTTGATCGTGTCTCTCCTCTTTTGGGTGATGATGACGCAATGGAAGCCATCTGGAAGAAGGAGTATTCATTGACTGCTCTTACTGCTGCAGATCAATTCAAATCTTATGATGAGTTGAAGAAGCGTCTAGACATGGTTCTAGGTAGTAAAACACAAGCACGTCAAGAAGCACAGGAGACCGAGTATGATAACTATGCAGCAACTGAACAACGCGCTGTTAGTGAAGAGCAAGTCATGCAAAAACTTGAAGACTCTTACCAAGCATCAAAGAATGTTGAGTCAACATCCTCTACTGATGACGATGATCCTTTGTCTTACTTCAGTAAGCTTGCTGAATCCTGATACGAAAACTGCTTTTTAGTTTCATAAATGCCGGGAAAAAAATCCCGGTATTTTTTTGCCCTATTACTTTTTTATTACTGGAATAGTCTAATATTCTCTCCTCTTACCAGACCAGGAGACACATACTGTGAAGAACCCTTACCATAAGGCATTATTGTTTCAAGATCGTCAATAATTAGTGCGAGATAGAATGGTTTAATTACGAATATATTTCTTTTTTTATTTTGGACTGATACCTCATAATCATAATTTGATACTGGATATGCACCAGAACGAGTAATAGTCTGATCTAGACCTTGATCGTAAAATGTGACACTATAGTCACTAGGTACAATAACACCCTGTGGGACAATAACTGTATTTTGACTATCTTTTACTTGACTTGTAATATAGTGTTTTGTGGTATATGCATTTTCATATGAACCATACTTATTGATTAAGTAGTTATTGAATGATTCCTGAGCCATCGGCCATTCATCTTCAAAATGAATAATATTATTGCATAGCATAATCAACCAATCAAGGTTGGAATCACCATAAACCTTTTCTGCAACATTATCAGGTCTATCGTCACCAATAACCTGGTATTTTGTAAAGAAACCTAGATTGTTTAGGATATCTTCTCGTATCTTTGCCCTTTTGAATAAATTTTTGACTTCGGTATAATCAGAGATTTTCTGACCACTAGAAGTTCTGTCTACATATTCAAAATCTGGAATATATCTAAAATATGGTTTGGCCATTAGAAACCAGTACCTCCTGCTACATCGTGGTCGCTTTGATATATGGGTTCAAGTTCACTAAATGTCATAGTAACCTGGTATTGTGTCATTGAACCATCTTTATATGTCATGTAACTGTTACCTGGTGTGTAATTAGCACTAAAGTTAGTGAGAGCACAAGGTTTAAACCGATTCAGATAGGGATGACCTCCCCCACTATTATGTATATACTGTAATTGAAAGATATCAGGTGTATAAAGAAAAATTCTTTCAGGTGATATCTCAGGTGCCATTGATTTTTTAAAGAACCGTATCATTTTTTTGATGGTTAGTGCTTCACTATCAGATCTTGGTGTAAAGGTAAAATTAAAACTAAACTGTCTTAACTTTGGACCTTTAAACAGTAGTTCGAGATTTTTATTTAAAACCTGACCGGTAGATCTTCCTACTATATTCGCCCCAACTGCTTGACCAGCAAAATATGCAGTAATGAATGGTGCTAATCCAGGGTCATTAATAAGTTGTTGTGCTGTTTCAGCTGTATTGGAAAATATATTAGAAAAAGCCTTTCCAAAGTCACCCAGGTTCCTGCTGCCTCTGATATCATTAATTCCCGAAGCTGCAATACCTGCCGCTCTTCTTTGAATTTCGTTTACTGAATCCTCATTCCAGTCAACAGCATTAGATTCACTTAGACCAGGTTGCATCGGTAATTGTATTATTTTTGTTACTTGACCCAATTTACCCGAAACACCAATATAATCTTTAAAGTCTTTGGCCGTCGCTTTTACTGGTCCATCCGGTTTACCTAATATAGAAAAACCACCTGCATTTTTAGTTGTATACTTGTGACCAGTAATTTGAATATAATCGTACCCAAAGGATGTAAGGTCTGCTTCTGGATATTTTAGTATTTCACCATCTTTAGCAAACTGACGAGTATAGAATGGATCATCTAAATCAAGTTCAGTGTTGGTAACAGTTAGAAACTGTTCTCCATCTAAATTTGAAAAATCTACACTTTGAATATCGGAAAATGATGGAGTTCCTTCGGGAGGTAAAAACCCATTAACACTACCATTAGGATCAAAAATATTTGCACCACCAGTAAGAGTTCCATTATCAACTGAACTACTACCCGATCCTTGTTCTTCACCACCACTTAAAGGTACTACTCCAAGTTCAACAACGGCCGAGGGTTCTTCAGTATTTGAAAGTGACTTATACCCAGGTTGTTGTTGTAATTCCTGATATTCTTTTCTTGAGGTACTACCAGAAAGGTTCTCTTTTGCTAAATTTAAAGTTGCTTGTTTTACACCACCTGTTAAATTTTTATATTGTTGATCATTTACTCCTACAAAAAAGTTTTGAAAATCTGTTTTATTTACTATTGTAGGTTTGTTAGTTGATGCATTATATTGATATATTAACTTGTCACCAAAAAGAGTTTTTTTATAAACATCGTAATTTCCATTTGATCTATTGGTTATGACAGAAATCTTACTTTTGTTTTGCTTACCATTAGATCCGATAGTGCCATTATCATAGTCGAAGGTTGCCTGATACTTTGTTGGATCATTTCCACCCAAACTCTCCCAACCTGAAACACCTTTACTTGCCACTATTTTATTTCTCCTAATAATGGTTACTAACCCGTTTAGTTATTTATTCTGAAACTTTGATAAGGAATCGCACGAAGTGTTTTAAGTTCCATAGGGTCAACTACACGAAGAGTATCTGATTCTTCCCAAGTATAATTCCTAAAATCACCCCAATGATAATTAAGTCCTCTAAACCCCCATTCAAAGACACCAACACAAGCAATCAAAGGAAACTGGTCATATTCAACTCTCGGGGTTTTTGCCCGATAGATGAATGTGTAATACTTACCAACATCAGGAATGACTTCTACATCGGTTAGAATTTCCATGATTTCTAACATCATGTCATCAGGATCTGTCATACTTGAGATCCTATTTTCATCCTCTTCTTTAAATCTATTCATTTTTTCCAGTGGTAGAGTTCATCTTCGGTAATAATCTTAAACTCAATCAGATTATCTTTACAAAAATCAACTGCAGCTTTCCATTTTGCTTGATTGACTGCATAAGTCTTTGCTTCTGTAATAAACCCTTTAGTTACTCTTTTCTTTTTGACTGGTGGTAGAGTTTGTTTCTTGGGTTTGATTTCAATTACATACTTTTTTAGTTTACCACTCTTTTCTTTCACTTCAATCAAAAAGTCTGGATAGTATCTATGTGGTCTTCCATCAACTGGCGAAATATAAGGTATTGAGAACTCTTCTGATGCCCATTTTACTATATTTGGATTCACATCACAGTATCGACAAAACTGTCTTTCCCAAGAACTTCTACAAATAATATTGTTTGAATTGCCAAGGTATTTTTCAGGATGTGATGGTTTATAAATTGACTTTATACTTTGACCCATCTAATATACATAGTATTATAATGTAGAAATATTTAGATGCCTGGACCATATCCAAATTCAGTCAAAACTTCGGCACTAAAGAGTAAAATTCTTCACGTTGCCCAGACATCGGTATATCAAGTTAAAGTTCAACCACCAGTTAGTGTACTGAGTTTCTTGAATGCAAGAAATTTCAATTATTATGCGGACGGTGAAAATGTTGAGTTGATGTGTTCTGCAGCATCACTTCCTGGTGTAAATCTTTTCACTCACGAAGCAACAAATGACTTCGCCGGTATGTCAGAAAAAATGGCATACCGAAAGGATTTTGGAAATACTCTTGATTTGACATTTATGGTTAATAATAGATATGATGTTATTGAATTATTTGATGGTTGGGTTGATTTTATTGCGGGACAAAATACAAATAATATAGGATACGAAAATTCTGCAGTATCTTATCGGATGAATTATCCTAATAGTTATAGAAGTCCGATACATGTAACTAAATTTGAGAAGAATGCAACAGCAGAAAGGAGAAAAAGTATATCTGATAGTTATCAGTTACGATATACCTTTATAGATGCATTCCCGATCAGTATTGCACCAACTAGCGTGAGTTATGAAGCAAGTAATGTTTTGAAATATAATATCTCCATGTCTTATACTAGATATATTAGAGAGCGTACATTTGCCTAATAAATAGTTTCACTTATTATTGTAGTTTATTATGCCTTTGCCAAAGATTGTAACCCCTGAGTATGACTTGGTATTACCATCAACACAGAAGAAAATTACTTATAGGCCCTTTCTAGTTAAAGAAGAAAAACTTCTAGTTCTTGCCCTCGAAAGTGAGAACACAAAACAGATTACAACGGCAATCAAATCTGTTCTGAAGAGTTGTATTCTTACGAGAGGTATTAAAGTAGAGAAACTTCCGACTTTTGATATCGAATATCTGTTCTTGAATATCAGAGCAAGGTCTGTTGGTGAAGAAGTTGAGGTAAACATTGTTGCTCCTGATGATGGAGAAACAAACGTAACAGTTACTATTGACCTTGAAGACATTCAAGTTCAAACTAACGAAAACCACACTAATAAGATTAAACTTGATGATACTTTGATGATGGAGATGAAGTATCCTTCATTGGAACAATTCATTTCAAACAACTTCGATTTTGAAGGTGAGACTGACATTAATCAATCATTTGAATTGATTGCTTCTTGTATTGATAAGATTTACAATGAAGAGGATGTTTGGTCTACTGATGATTGTACTAAAAAGGAAGTCGTTGACTTCTTGGAACAGATGAGTTCAACACAATTCAAAGAAATTGAACAATTCTTTGAGACTATGCCAAAACTATCTCATACGATTGAGATTACGAACCCAAGCACTAAAGTAAAAAGTACTATCGTTTTGGAGGGTTTATCCAGTTTTTTCGCATAGGCATGATCCATATGGATCTAGAGAGTTATTTTAAATTAAACTTTGCGATGATGCAGTACCACAAATACTCTCTCACTGAAATTGAAAATATGATGCCCTTTGAACGAGACATTTACGTTGCTCTCTTACAACAACATTTAGAGGAAGAAGAACAAAAGCAAAAGGCAAGACAGAATGGCTAGAGATCCTAAAGTAACAAGAAAGGCTTATGAATATAAGTTAGGGAAGGATCTTGCCTCAAAATTAGATGATAAGCAGATACACTTACTGTCAGAATACTATAATTCTCTGAGCGATAAAGAGACTAGTGAGATTGATAGTCAGATTGTTCAGGGGCGTAATAATACTGAACTACATGAAATGGCCATAGGCATGGTCGAAGAAAATGAAAGTAAAAAAACTCCACCTAAACCAAAGGTAAAACCAAAAGCAAAGGTAACACCTAAACCAAAGGCAAAACCAAAAAAGGTCTATGATGAGGATAGATCTGTTGCATATAAACTACCAGAGCATATTCTCAAAGATCTTGATGAGGATCAGATAAAGGATTTATCTGCCGTATATAATATGATGTCGGATAATAAGAAAAAAGAATTTGGGAGGGGTACAGGCGATTTGATGGATCTTGCTCGTCAGATGTCAGATCCTTTACAAGAAAAATATAATACGGGAGGGTTGGATTCACAGACCAATAAGCCCAAAAATAATAATAGTAATACAATGCAGGGCCCGATGCCGATGCCCTCTGCTAAGAAAAAACCAGACAAGAAGACTGTAACTGCCATTGTCAAGAAGTTTAGTACTGAGAAGAAAGATACTAAACAACCTGCTAATGAGACTATTGACCCAGAAGTATTGAAGATGCTGGGTCTAGAGGATGTATCTGACTTTGATTATGATGAGTATAAAACTCTTCTGAAAGAGAAGATGTTGGCCAATCAAATGGTTGGTGGTAGGGGTGATAATGATTTACTAAAAAATGAATTTAAGAGAGTTAAGAGTAAGACTGGTAGGTTCAAACCTAAGAAGAAAACCGTCAATGTCTCTAAGGTAGTTCAAAGTGGTAAAAAATATAACAAATCTGCGGTCAATACACAAAAACTTTTAAGTGGTTCTAAAGAAGCAGAATCGACTAAAACTCAAGTAAAGGGTAATGCAGTCGCAGATTCTTTTGCAAATATCGGTCTAACTCTGCTTGGTATTGATAGTCTTCTCAAAGGGTTGTTGGGAGAAGAAAAGAAAGAATCGGAACAAGACGCAAAGACTGCAAGAAAGTCTGCACAAAAGGCAGAAGAAGAAAAGTCTGAAAAGAGTGCAAAGACGAAAGCAACTAAGTCTTTAAAGGGATTCAAAGCTCCGAAGATGGGTTTCCTTGATATGATCAAGAATTTCTTTAAGAATATCTTACTTGGTGGTTTTATAATGAAAGCACTTGATTGGTTTCAGAATGAAGAAAATCAAAAGAAAATTCAGAATGTAATCACATTCATTACAGATAATCTAGATAAAATTCTTCTGGGTATTGCAGCCCTTGTTGGAGTCAATATTGGATTAAAGATACTTAGTTTCTTAAAACTATTTTCTCCTTTGGTTGGTGGTTTGATCGGAATGGTGAAGGGATTGATTGGTCTTTTAATAGGTCCTGCAGGTTTGATTGCATTAATCGCTCTTGCATTGGCGAAAGGTGCTGATGATACTAGACGGAGATCAAATCGTGTGATAGAAGAGGAGAACGCAAGACGAAAGAGAGAAGGTAAACCACCGATGACTACTCAAGAAGAGGCAGATCTTCTAATGAGCCCCGGTGGAATTGTTCAAACCCTACCTGGTATGCCTACTGAGTCATCTGAGTTTCTTGAAGGATCTGGACCAAAACAGGATATTTCAAAAATACCCGAACTTGAAACTAGTTACGATGATAAGGATAATAGTAGAGTAATTGATGTACCACTAAATCCTGTATCTAAAGAAGATCACAAAAAGTATCAAGCATTATATCAAAAGGCATGGTCTATGACCAGTATTGGTGATGGTACGAATATAAGAATTGAAGGTGTAGGTACAATCAAGAGGGGTACTATATTTGGGGGAATACCTAATGATAAGTATTTCGATGAAAATGGTAAGAAACTAATAGGTCCTTACGCTTTTTGGGAACTATATGATAAAGTTGTCAAAGAGAAAATAGGAAAAAATAAAGGTAAGCCAAGTACTTTTGATATTAGTGAGTCACAACCAGAAAGAGTACCCCCTGTACCTTCAACAACCCCGCCTGTAATACCTAAAACTTCATTGTTAGGAAAACAGAGTTCTGCACCAACAGCAGACTATGGTGCAGGATCAGATGCAGGAGCAAAGGGTTATGTTATTGTTCCTGGTCATGCAGCAGGACTTGGTGCACCAGGTGAAATGGAACTTACTCCAATGCTTGCAAATAATCTCATTGAGAATTTAAGAAAAAGAGTTGGACCTGATGTACCAGTTAAAGTAATAAATATGCATGCAGAAACTGAATTGACACAGGCTGCATTCACTAAACAGCAGGATAGATTGAAAGCTCTTGAGGATCAAGGATATGAGGTAATTGAATTACATACGGATGCTTCAGTAGAATCTGGTGCATCACCCGGTGGAGGTAGAGGTGTTATTCTTCCTATGCCTGGCACTGATGCTATCAATCCAGTTGAAGCTGACTTTGCAAAAAATTATGGTGCATTCCCAAGAGAGCATAGAGGTGGTCTTGGAGGAACCAATAGGGGAGTAAGTTTGATTGAACTTGGTAATACGTCAGAGGGACTTGCAAAGGCTGCAATGGCTGGTACAGTACCCAAGTCTGATTTAGATATACTTACTAAACCTCTAGAAGATTCATTGATAAGAGGTTTGGGTTTGATGGAAGTCAAACCAGGTCATAGTAGACCAGAACCACCAGCACCACCTAATACTGATCAGGCTTCTGCGGTATTGCCGATAGGTGGTGCTGGTGGTTCTGGTGGTGACGAAATTGTAAGTGCGAGTGGTGGTCGAGCTGCTGCAGCATCATTCTCATCAACAGATGGTAACAATTCGAATCCATTATTAACTGGTTCAATTTTTAACCTGGCGGTAGGATAATGGCATTACCACTATTACTCGGTGCAGCAAAAGGTCTAATTGGTTCTGGTAAAAAGCAACCAAAGTCTGGTAGGGCTGTCGCAGAAAAAGTTGTTCAACGTAAAGAAGACCAAGATACTAAAAAACCTTCGGTACAGAAGAAACTTGCACCTGCTCAAGTATCAGGTAAAAAGTTTTTTGGTGGTAAATCATCAACTCCCAAAATAAAGAAACTAAAACCAAATACGGGTAATAGTCAATTAGATAATGTACTTCAATCGATTCAATCATCAGTATCTAAATTAGCAGGTACTATTGGGAATTTTGTAAAGTTCAAAAGAAAAGATGGTGAGGAGAAGACCAAAAGAAAAAATAAAATGTTAGCCCGTCTGAGAGAAGTTGGGTTTGGAATGATAGGTGGTATGTTATCTTTAGGCAAAAAGTTACTCAGTAAGATTCCATTTTTTGATAGGATTAAAAACTTCTTTGTGAATATCCTACTTGGTGGTCTTGTATTGATGATACTTGACAATATCAAACCAATTATTGAAACTATAAAAGATGTTGTAAAGAAAGTTAAAAAGGTATTCAAATTAATTAACAAGTATCTTTTCCAGCCAATGATAGAGGCAGGTAAGTTTCTTATTGGTACTGTACTACCTATTATAAATGACATACTCAAATCTCCACCTGTCGATTTTGTAATAACACAAATTGAAAGTCTAATCAAAACGATTCAAGATAATTTTTCACAACTTGAAAAAGTTATAGAAGATTTAAAAAATATACAAATACCCGGTATGGGTTTACTAAAAGATTTAATTGGTACTGACAATTCTCCTGATGGTTCTCAAATTTCTACTAATGGCTCAGGAGAACAAAATCTTGCAGCATTTTTATCTACAATGGAAGCATCTGGCAATCAGAATCAAGCTGATGCATTTCAAGTAATGCTTAATAGAACTGCTGATGCCCAGGCAGGTGGTTCTATGAAAGCATACGGAACCACTTTGGGTGATCAAATTACAGCTAAAGAACAATTCTCTCCATTATCTGCTGCAATTTATGGTGTTAGTGAGGATAGTGATGCAGAAGCGAAGTATGGCCCCATTTCACGAGCATTGGGAAATACTCCAGAAGAGAGAAAGAAAAAACTACTTGAGATTGCTTCTCAACCTAATGGTATGGAGGCACTACAAAAACTATTTGGTGGTGGTTCTGCGTCTGATGCAGTAAAAGTGTTAAAAGATTTCCAAACTGGTGGATCACTATCTCAACAATCTGCTACTGATATTGGTTCTATGGTATCCTTCCGAGGATATAGTGATGGTTTACCAGCAGATCGTTATAATAGAGGAAAGGGTGGAAACTTCTTCTTTGGTCAAGGATCAAAAGTAGGTTCTTTAACCGAAGTTTCTTCTTCCTTACCACCTGCACTAAGGTCTCAAGCCCAGGCGGGTAAGAGTAAAGTGTCAAGTGATATTGAAGAATTTCGTCAATTTAGAACACAATTTGGTTATACTTCACAAAGAAAACCAACTCTTAATCCAGAGAACTTACAAATTCGTGAAATGGGTACCTATGGTAGTGGTAATTATGATATCAGTCCTTTGGCTGATGATACTAACTATGAGATTAATGAGCATAAAGGTGCAGGACATCATGAAAACCGTGCGTTTGATATTCCAGTTCCTAGTAAAGCAGTTGGTGATAAAGTTAGTCAATTCTGGAAATCAAAAGGTTACACTACTATTTGGCAATCAGCGGGACATTATAATCATGTTCATGTAGAAGTCCCTAAAAATAAAGCTGCAGAGTTTTTCAATATTGCACCAGAACAACCAAAAGTTACACCACCTGCATTAAGAAGTAACGCAGAAGACATAAGTAAACAAACCGATTATGAAAAAATGAGAACTATATTCATGCCTATCGCTGTACCTACCGGAGGGAGTGGTGGTGATTCTGGTTCTGGTGGTGGAAGTCCTACTGTTATTAGTGGGTCTTCGAGAGATACATACTTACAGATTATGATGGAAAACAAACTGTTTAAACAATAATATGGTATTAAATAACCCCCAAACAGGTCCAGGTAATCTAAAGAAATTCACTATCACTTCGAATAAAGGTGGTAAACAGATTGATTTGTCTAATGGTGTTGTAGAATATCGTTATTATGAAAATGTATTGTCAAACTATATTACATCTAGTGCAGTTGTAGTAGAGACTGGTGAACAACTCGAAGGTTCTGCACCAAGTACATTAGATTCTCTACCAATCAGAGGTGGTGAAAAGACCGATATTATTATTGAAGATGTTGTTGGGAATGAGTTAAAGATTGACAACGGTATGTATGTCAATCGAGTAAAAAATGGAATACCTGATACAACTAAAGATTTATATCAACTTGATTT